GGGCTCTTCCGCCGCTCGCACGAGCGCCGTATGGTTTTCCCTCGGTGTAGGGCGAGGGGGAAGCTGTGTAGGGTTGTTTCTGCTGATTGAAGTAAGGTGACGAACTAAACATGCGCCGGGCGATTTTAAACCCTGCCATCGTGTTTCCTTCGCCCATGGACGAGATGATGTCGGCCGGGATAACATACGACCCCGATTCAACGTTCATCGGCAGATGGTCGGTGCGCCCTGCGACCGGGGAATGGATCGGGCCTTCATGGACCATGTGGCGGACAGGCTGATCCGAATGGACGTAGGACATGTCGCCTTTGTCATAGCTCATGTCAGCGAATGGGCCACCTTCGGCTTTTGCCGTCCGAGCAGAAACTTTAAATGCTTCAGCGGTCGATGCGCCTTTTTGGCCAGGCTTCCGCATATGTTCTTTCGAGCCATGGGCGATGCGCTGTTGCTTCGCGTGTATGTTCGCGTACAATCCGCCACCAGTCGCTTTCGTGTGACGGGCGGTGTTAAGCGCCGCAGCGATTGCTTGATCGCGAGGGTGACCCGCATGAATCATCTCGCTAATGTTGTGGCTGATCGTCTTTTGTGATTTACCGTGGGCTAATGGCATGACAACCTCAAGTGTAAGATACGGACGCCGTCGGCGTTCCAGTTTTGACGACCAACCCTGTTGCAAACGGTAATTGAAGCTGAATTACGCCGTAATTAGTTCCTGCAACAACACAAATTTCATTACCAGTTGTGTTTGCGGTATTATTTGTATCATAAAACGTCACAATATCGCCTGTTGTGATAATGCTAACCGTGGCAAGCCACCCCGCACTAGATTTAACAAGCTGTGTTGTTGATGCGGCGATTTTCTTGGTGCTATTTGTACCAGCGAGGCGATTTAATCCATTGACGTAAGCATTTATTGCTTGAACGCCGTTTTTTTGAGTGGTTAGGATATCGTCTAAGGATGCCATAGTTAGAACTTTCCATCCAATTGAAACCGATAACGGAACGCGCCAATACGGAAAAACGCATTAAGCTGTCCGTTTGCGCTTGTTCCGTCAGGTGAAGTTGAAACAGCGATTGACAAAAGACGGTTGCGAATACGGGTTGAAATATATTCCGTACTTTGCGTCACTGTGTAAGGCCCATATTGTGTGGGCGTATCGCCGGGATAATTTGTGCCGTAAAACGTAACATAAAGCGTTGCAGGAGTTGTTGTTCCACCTGTTCCGCCGCCAGCCGTTGTCCATTTGAAATCAGGCCAAATCTGATCAACAAAAATAAGATTATCCGCCTCATTCAATTGAATGTAACCTGTTTGGAAAGACGTAACCATCGGCAATGAACCAGCGTTGTAGCCTTGTTCGTGCTGATAGATGACGCCCTTTGAATCTGCTCCAATAGGCGTACCAAGCACCGATTGATCAGTCCACGCAGTACGGTCTAGCGTTCCATAATCCCATTGTTGGGTATTAACATTAAACTTTACATAGCTGTCATTGTAGGTTGCATTTGTAGAAGGATAATACCAAGTCACTTCTCCAAACACGGAGTTGGTGGCGCACCGAATTAATTGATACTGAGTTGTATTGATATTTTGAAACACTTTGTCCCAAACGGGGCACGGAATGGTTTGTGGACCACCAGATGATAGCATCATAAATTTTTGAGGTGACATCCAATAAGTAATGCCATTCATAAGACCGACTGCTTTTTTGGCAATCAAACCCGAACCGTCGGAAATTTTGTTGAACCCATAGACATTTGGCAAACCAATGTACTGCATTGCCCAAACAGCCAAGTCGGTCCAAATTAATGCCTGTTGTGGGCCTTGAATGGCTCCGACAATTAAAGACCCTTCAGGAATACGGTATGAACCTGCTTGGTTATTTGCCGATGCTATCCATGTTGTGGCATCTCCCGCATCTGACCACCTAATAAGAAGAGGGTCCTGAATACCTGTAGCGGTTGAACCATAAGCCACAATTTGCCGCGCTGGCATAGCGACAAAAATGCCTTGATTAACAAGCGGAGCAGTTGAAAGTAAATATGCTGTCGATGACCCAGTCGAAGGAGACCAATAATAAATCGGACCACCGGAAGTCGATGTCAATTGAGGACATGCTACAAGAATTTCGCCAAAATTATTAATCGTCCAATCAACTGACGTTATTGTGTTCGTCGGGCTAACTCCAAGAGCAAGTCCAGAACCATAACCGCCATAACCATATTGCCCAGTTCCATATCCACTGCTGCCGTATAAAGAAGCGATGTTAAAATAATAAACAAAATGCGCGTAACCATTATTCATAGTTACAGTATTTGTTCCTGTAGCAGCTGCTGAAACAGTTATTTGATATTGCGTTGAAGAGACGTTTGAAACAATGTAATTTCCGTAAACAGAATTACCATAAGCATTCGTTGCATAAGTAAAAGCCGCAACCTGTCCATTAATGTATGGATGATTATTTTCTGTGACTGTTACATAATTAAAATTTTGCGTGAACAAAAACGTCGGCAATGTTGCCGCAGCAGTTGTTGTAGAAGCGTTTAATGAGGCTGTTATCGTATAAACATTATAATACGTGCCTGTAATTATACCTGTTATGGTATAAGCGCCGCTTAAAAGTAAATTTGAAATGCTGATTGGCGTTTGAATGTTGACGGTATAGCCAACTTGCATTTGCATTTGGGTAGTTGTCGAACTGTATTGTGTTCCACTCCCTGAACCCGAAAAAGTAACCGCGCTACCGTTTAATGTCGTAGAAATTTGGTACGTCGTCAAAGTTGGATTGATGACGTAATAAGCGGTATTTGCACTGACACCAGAAGGCAACGATCCTCCAGTAAAAATAACCCGAGCTGTTGCAGCGGGGACAATTCCTGCAACTCCCGATCCTTGAGTGCCGACGGTAATAACGCTGTTGTTAAATGTGACGGATTGAACGCCTGTTCCAAAATCGTAAATTGTGACCGTTGGCGAATTTTGAGTAACATACGCTACAGGATTTGTGACAACCGTTTGCGTACCACCTTGAGAACCAGTGGTGACTACCGCTGTTCCGCCTATTGAAGTTGAAATTTGAAAAGTCGTCGCGCCAGCATTGATGACAAAATAAACAGTTCCTGCTGTTATTCCAGTTGGCAATGTTCCAGTTGTGGTGAAAACAACAGGTGTACCATTTGAAGGAACTGTTGTTGCGGGAGTTATGACCGCAGGACTGGCGATTGAAATCGTTGCTGTTTGACTTGTACCAACAAGAGAATCTCCTGCAATTGTTTCAGGAGTAATTGTATTAAGCGTGTTTTTCTGGTTTTGATTGATATAAAAAAGGCCCGTATTTGTTCCAATTGCCAATCGAGCATTGGCACTCAAATCTTCCCAAGGGCGCAATTCTGTGACGTTGCCACTTCCGCCGCTACCAGTAAAAGTTAAATTTGTCCAAGATTGCCAACCGCCAAGTTTTTGAACCAGACCTTTTCCATTTCGATCCGGAATAAATCGAACGAGTTGAGATGATGAAAAAGCAGCTTGGTTAAGAGCAGGAGTTTCGTTTGTATCGATCCCAGGAATCAGCGTCATGGTTGCGTGTGGCATAGGTTACCTCGAAGGAGTTGCCACAACAGCAGGTGAATAAGAAGTCCAACCACCCGCTTGGAACTTTTTGCGAGCTTCTTCAACGATTGCACTTTTCAACAATAAATCATATTGGCTTTCATAACTTTGCGCCATTGCTGGATCATCAGCTTGGCGACCAAAATTGCGTTGATAGGCGCTGAGGTAAATCATCGATGCCATGATCAAAAGATCTGGTAAATTTTGGCTTATAAATGTATAAGTCGTGTCGGCCGAACCCGAAACTGCATAGTTATAAAGCGTTGGTTGACGAGAAGTTCCTGTTATAGTGAACGTATATGTTCCACTTGCAGAGGTCCATGGGCCAAAAATAATATTTTGGTTTGCATCTGCAGAAGACGTGCTTGTCAACTGATTATTTCCATAAACTGCAAAATATTGCGGCGTTCCAGTAGAGGCATTTGTTGCATAAACATTTTGCAAAAAACTTTTTGCCACTGGCGTCAAAACAACCACGTTGTTGCTTGGATCAGTAACCGTTATCGTTTGAAGCGTAACAAACTCTTGAACCGGGAGCGAAAATTGATTTGTCGAGGTCGCCGAAACGGTTGTCGTTTGCTGATTTTGTGTCGCGAGAAAATCGAGATCGCGTTGAATGCGAAGCTCGGCGTAATTCAACATCTGCGGAATAATGGCTTGAAATGATGTATCAGATGAAGTAACAAGGCTATTCGGAGAAGTTCCGGTCGTAACGAGCGTTTGTTGCAAAATTGCCATAGTCGCAATCTGCGTCACGTAAAGGTTGTACGAAAGAGCCGTTGTTGCCGTGGTCATCTTTTAACCCCTATCCGGCCATCTTGGCAGAAATTTCTTTTACAAATGCAACCCGGTTGCTCCAGCCATGGCCATCATGAGACCAACCCGGCAAAGATTGCAAAAAGGCAAGCCTATTATCGCAGATTTGCGCCGATAAGTCAATGGGACTGATTGACTGAACCGCTGCTAATGTGGCAGGACCAATGGCTCCATCCTGAGTTACCCCG